TAGCCATATTGTTGAGATCTACCTGACTCAGATCTTCTGACTCCAGCCATACGTTCTTCTATACGCTGATTGACATCTCTAGTAGCACGCTCTCTCTCAGTTTGGCGTTGAGCTTCAAGAGTATTATTAGCTCTTATCAAATCACGAGTTGCTTCAATTACTCGCCCTATTGTCCTTGCAACGCCTCCAATTATTGGTGTTTGAGCAGCCCAACCAAGACCAGCTTGAGTAAGATAAGCATTAGTTTCTTGACCATACCTATCAAACTCAGCACTAACACCAGCCCATTCTGCTACTTGCTCTCCAAGAACTTCCCCAAGTGCCAATCCAAGAGGAATAGCAAGAGCCCACATAGCTATCATGCCCATCATTGACGTTCCAGCAGCATGGCCAGCTATTGTCCAAGACGTAAGCCTTATAGTAAGAGCATTCAAAGCAAATGCTGCTCTTGTTGCACCTGCTACAAGTTGTGTTCCAAATAGACCAACGATAGGTCTAAGAACAGTTCCAGCTAATAACAATGCAGTTGTCAATGTTGGCCATTGGCCAGCAAATCTTCCTACAGCTAAACCAACACGACCAAGAATACGAAGAAGTTCCGCAATACCTTCAAGAGTATTACGAAGTTCTCTTCCAGACTCTCTCATTTCTGGAGTAAGCGCAGCATATGACTCAGCAAGATCTCCTGTAGGTGCTTCAGCCATAGCTGCAACTCGAACAGAAAGAGCAAGATTAGATAGAAACTGACCAAATCCTCCATTGGCTTCTTCAAATGGACCAACGAGCATTCTCATAAATGTGATACCAAAATCTTCAGCAGCAACACGCGCATATCTCATCTGTGCGCCAAAGCCTCGAGTATTTTCTTCAGCAGCTCGCGCCGTTCCAGCAACACTTGCTTCTTCATCTGAAAGTTGAGAGAGAACGGCTCTAAAATCTTCAGATCTTGCATGAAGACCGCCAAGAATAACACCTGCTGCATACGATCTATTACCAAACAATGAAACAGCAAGTGCTGTTCTTGCTGCATCAGTAGGAAGTTCTCTGAAAATTGCAGTAAGTCTATTAGACATTTCAATCAAAGAACGTCTGTTACCATCTCCATCATAAACAATTTGATTCAAGCGCTCATGTTCAAGACCATAGTCAGTCATAATGTCACGAGAACGCTGAGTTACCCTGTTCAACGCAAGAATTGCACCTCTTAGTCTTGTACCAGCCGTCATACCTCGAAGACCGATTGAAGACAAAGCTCCAAGAGCAGCAACAGTTTCAGATGCGCTGAATCCAAGAGATGACATCTCAGTTGCAGCATAACGAGCTGATTGCTGCAACTGAGGAATTGTTGTTGAAGATAGTCGTGCAGCCATTGTTATTGTAGCTGCAAATCTTCGTGCTCCTTCTTCACTGACATCATTGAATTGTCGCATAGTATCAACGACAACTTGAGTTGAAGATTCAAGATCAGAGTTAGAAGCCATTGCAAACTGGCTAATAATTCCAAAATATCGCATTGCTTCATGAGCACTAACACCAGTTTCAAGCAATGTGCCCATTGCTTCAGTTGACTCGGCTAAACCAAACCCATATCGTCTAGCTGCAACTTCAGCAGACTGAAGCATTCCAGTTTGTAAACGAAGACTACCTCCAGTAGAAACGATGATTCCTCGAAGTCGCGCTTGCATATTCGAGAATCGCTCATAACTACGAACAGCAGAACGAACAGCAATTCCTGCTCCAACCATAACAGCACCAGACCCCATAAGCATGTTATTCATGCCAAGAAGTCCAGCTCTCATGTTACGTGTCCAAGAATAAAAACTTTGAAGCGAATTACGAGCGCGCCGAACTCCCGCTTCAAGCTTATTCGTATCCATCTTGAACGAAATAACTGCTTCGCGGGTAGTTGTTATAGCCATGTTATTCCTACTTGCCCTTACGTTTTAGTTTAGCAAGTATTTTGAATGCTGCTGCTCTTTCTTCCTGATTCCATTTTGTTACGTCAAACGACGCAGCACCATGAGTAGCAATTCCAAGAAGAATTACTTCTTCGATCGCTTCCTCGACACTCTGAATCGGGAAGATTGCCTGAAAAAATTTGTGTATCTCCAATCGATGAGTTGTTCAAACTCGGAGTTACACCTTTGGCAATTACCTTCTATGTGCCACAAAGGTCCACCAGCAACAAGATCAACAGACTCACTAAGAATTGACATGTCCCACTTCGACAAACGATGAATGTCTGAATCTGTCATCGTAGAGCCGTCTGGTAAACCTTCAATGCCAACAACTGCATCCTTGATCATAGCAGCAAACATCTCAGCTTCGTTTTCATCAGGTGCATGAGACAAAGAAATGAAAGTAGATGGACGCATCTTTACTTGTCTTCTTACTTCTCCAGAAATTTCAAATCCATCTCTCAGTGTAACTGACTTATACAAACTCTTAGGATCATTCCTAACTCCAACATCCAATGTATTGAGATCGACAGGATAATCAAAAATATTCGGACAACTTTGGCATTCAACTCCCTTGAGTGTAAATATTTCTCCAAGCGACATGATACGAGCCCATGTATACATATAGAAAATATCGCCTCCAAACATATTATTCAGAATAGCCATTCTACGTTCTGGTTTATGTTTCCTAAAATTCATTCCAGCAAGACTTGTTACTGTATGAACAAGCACACAAACAATATAGTCAAGAACAGAAACACCTGGTTGGCGTCTGATTTTTTTCCATGTTTCAGAAATGTCACGTTCGACATTCCAATCTATAGCTATAACATCAAAATCTTTTTGTAAGATTTCTTCAGTCTTTCCTCCGCGATCTACTACTTCAAGAAGACCAATCGGAAGTTTTTTTCCAAGATCTTTGAGTTGAATGTACTTAGGAATTTGCCCACATGTTGGGCAAAGATCATCCTTGATTGAGCATTCAGAACCACACTCAATACAAGTTATAATGTTTTCTTCAGTTTCAGTGCCACGTAAAAGACGCGAAGCTTCATTAGACATGAGTTCCTCCAAATACGCCTTTCACACAAGGCGCTTGTGAGAAATTGTGTTATCGAGGAATGATCGTGTCGACAGACATTGACCATTCGAGTTCGTCAAGCTCTCCTTCGTTGCTCATCTCGAGATCTGGAGTTACTCTCTTCCAGACAAAAAGACCTTGCAGAACATACGAAGCGATAGCCATTCCAGAAATCGATTGTTTGGTCAGTGTCCCGACTTTTTTGTAGTTCGGACTGACAGGATCTTGGCCTTCATGAAACCAGTTTTCCATCGCAATGCGTTCAGCAACATGATGGGTAGGATGTCGAACATTGAACTCCGTCGACTTTGTGTTTCCACCAGACGCAGCGGTACGATCTGGCATATCCACCTTTTCGAGTTCTTCTTCGAGAGATCCTACAAACGTGAAGGTGATAGGAGGAAGCCCAACAACCTTCAAGCTGTATTTATTCTTCGGTATATGATCTGGCTGTATAGCGCCTTTCATATCTTTCTCCTTTCCGTGTCAACTATTCGAGTATGATGATTAGCCTTCACACTCGAAATACGTTGTCACGGATGCGACATTGATATTCGCACCGTTGGCAACAGTGAATCCATCACTGTTGATAGTCACGCCAGTATCAGAACCTCCGGTAGTCGCAAGATAGGCATCACCAGCCATTTCATCAGTCTTGAAACCGATTTCCAATGCAGCACCAGCATCAACGTAGAGTCTGATGAGCCTTGGACGAAACGGACAAGTTTCGATGTCGATCTGAGCCGCTGCACCAACGAACGATCCATTGAACTTTTGAGTCACTCCAGAAGCCATCTTGCTTCCTCCTTGTTTGTAAACCCGTTTTACAAGTTACCTTGTAGCTCACAATGATAATAGCACTAGACCGTGCCTTCTACCAGACCCATTGGACCAACAAAGATACGAAGTCTTTCTATCGTATCAGCAAGTCGCAGAGAAATTTCTACGATCTGATCTCCAGCAGCTCTTGTCGCATCAGTGTTATTTTCTGCATCCATCTTGAAGATAGCAGCAGGATCTTGACCACCAACGAATGAAGTTCCTCGAAGAGCACGCTTGTTGTACTCAGGAAGGAAATAGTCATGAAGAACTGCAACGACATCAGCATCAGAAATAGGATCGTTGATGTCGAAGATCGTAAAGTCGAAGCCTTCAAGAAGATCGTTTTCATACTGAGAAAGCATTGTTCTCTTCTGATAGAACTTGAAAGCCGGGTTTTGAGAAAGTGTTCTCGCTCCCCATTGGATAACATAGCTTCCGCCCTGTTTCCACTTCAGGATGTTGATTCCAGAAGGATTCAGAACTTCTTCATCCAACGGCTTCGGAGACTCAGGACGACCGATTGCTGGCAATTCGACAACTTCAGGAATTGTCACAGAAGTACCAGCAGGAACTTTATGATATCCCTTGTAGCTCTTTGCTACATAGGCTTCATTCCCAAGAATGTAGCCAAGCATCGGAACAAGAACAGTCCTTGCTTCAGATTCACTCTCTGCGAATGGATCTCGTATATACCCAAACGAAGGAAAGTGAATAGAAGCATAGTCTGCGTCGTCACCACGAACGAACGTGTTCGTTATCCAATCGACAAGATCTTGTTCATAGTAAACATCCCAATCGTGAAACTGCCATGGCATTTCGATCTTTGCCATCCAGTTGAATCGTGCAGCCAATGTCTTGATTTTTTGCTGAAGAGCAAGAGCTTGAGAAAGATAAGCAACTCCAGGAACTGCCATCTTCACAAGACCATAACCACGTCCACGAAGCTTCGCCATTGGAGTTGTCGAAGGATCAAGGAGAGATTCGTAATCACTCGATGACATGCCAGCAAGATATCCATCGTATCCTTGCTCCATCTGAGCACGATACTGAATACGATACTCCTTACCAGCAACGTTTGCGCCGCTATCAGTGAGATCACTGAGAGCCGAAATGTCAACCCAATCGATACCATTGTCGATAATCTCAAAGTTTTGATTCCTTTGAGATACATCTTCAACGTTTGGATAGACACGTCCACCGATCAACTCGTCGATCTCAAGCGGCTTCAGATAAACGAAGAAATAGTCTCCAACAGTTACAACACCAGAAGCCGTCGTAACTGTCATGTTGCCAGCATAGTCACCCATGTCAACAGCAACACCAAGCGTTCCAATCCAAGAAATGTTTCCTTGATCAGTTGTGACAGTAAAAGCAGCAGCTCCTGTCATCTGAACTCTGAGTCTTTGAGGCTTCGCGTAAGTTCCCCATGAGTTCCAAGCAAGAGAAGGAACCCACGCCCCAACTCCAACTGTCAGACCAGAGTACGTAGGATCAGCAATGGTAAGTCTCGTTGCCGTCAAAGCAGTAGACTCACCATAATGATTCGCAGGCCTAGCTGTCGCTTGGAGCCTATCTCCGCTGAATGTATCCGAAACAGTAATCACGTCATTGTTCGGATCTTTGTTGATGGTATCAGCCCAATAATTGGACTTACCAGTTTCCATGGAAAGATTTTCGTAACTAAGAACTTTCGTTCCATTGATACGAACAATCATTCCAAACTCAGTATCTGGTCGAAGCCCTCCGTCTCTGTACTCGATATCAACTGCCTTGGTCTTGGAACGATAGTTCACATTGTCACGAACCAACGTAACATTGAGACTCGCATCGTCCCCAAGTTGAGCAGCACTTGGAAATCCAAGTAGAGCTCGAAGAGAACCAGACATCGTTACAGATCCAGTAGAACCACCAACACTTGTCGTGACAGTGATAATTCCACCAGAAGCAACTACTACAGCAGCCGATGTTCCAGCCGCAACAGCAGTTGACAAATCAGCCGCTATTTCAGCAGCAGTTGCTTCAAAATGATTGGCGACATCTCCAGTACCAGCAACTGCTGTAGGAGTAGCTGTACTGAAAACATCAATAATCATGTTATTCGACTGAGCAGCACTGATAGTCACACTTGCACTCGTGCCTTTTCTATCAGTGAAAAGTTGAATATTGAGACCAACGGCTCGAGCATCAATTCCAGGAATTGAAGCTTCAATTGCATCAAGGTAGTCATCGATTGCTGCTTCAGTACCAGCAAACGTTACACGATAAACTACACCATTGACATTGAAGTCAATCCACTCAGCTCGAGCATTGAATGCAGGAGCTCCATCATTACCAAGAGAAGCAGATGCAGCCAAGATGGTTGCTGTATCAGGACCACCAGTTTCAGTTGTTACAGCAATTGTCCATGGTGCCGTAACAGTACCAAGATTGAAAGTTTGAGCAGAAGACGAAGCCGAACCATAGGTCTCTCCAGCAGCACTTGCCCATGCAGCACGAACATCTTGATCAGATTCAAGAGTAATCAATCCTGTTGGATTGTTCTTGACGATCTTGTACGAATTACCAGGAAGACCTTCAAGAACAACTTGTCCATTTCTGAACTCGTCATACTTCAAAGTCTTCGCAGCAAGACCACTCAACTGAATTTGATTCGACGCTGGAAAGTCAGTACCTGGAACTCCGCTGATCTTGCTTTGATAGACCTTTCTCTTGCCAGCCCATGAACCACCGTTATGAGCTGTGATTTGTCCGATAAGAACAGGAGAACTTTCTCTGTTCCAAACAAGAATCTTTGATTTGTCCGGTCTATCATCTCGAGCAACCGTATTTGTCTTCGGAGCGACACGAAGACAAATGAGAGTTCCAGCTCCACGAGATTTTTTCCAGAAATGTTGAGCCATCAAAGGCGTCCAAACACTTCCAAAAGTCATAACATCGAATTCACCTGGGTCCAAAAGACCGCCCATCTTCCTATCGAATGCACGACCACTTGGAAGAATCGTAATGTCGTCTTCTAGTCCACGTTCAAATGGACCAATAAGAACCGTTGAACCAAGACGACCCTGTTCAATAGTTTCTTGACCAACTCGTTCGTTGACTTGAACTCCAGCTCCTCTTGTTGGTCCAAAAATTCTTGCTTCAGACATATCTTCCTCCTACTCAGTAATCTCGAACGATTCTTCCCACGCTTTAGGATCGTCTTCTGTATGACCTTTGAACACTATATACTTTCCACCTTGCGATGGGTCTTCTTGCTGTTGTACAGGTTCCGAGAACTTGAAAATTCTTCTAATTACTCCCTTAGTATCTTCAGACACAAATGGCATTCTAACATCAGATATAACAAATCGTGTCCAAAAAACTTTTTGATCGGCTCTATTTGGAGAAATCAGATCTCTTAGTTCTCGAATAATTTGCATTCTATAGTATTCGTCCAAACCAATTGATCGAATCAAAACATGTTCATCGAAAAATTTCAATACTGAAGATATCAATCTCATCTCATCTACGGCATTGTCAGTTGTTACATGAAGACGAAAATCTAAAGTTGCTCTCCATGGTTCATGTATTAGAACAGCGTTACCTGTTCCTTTATCTACAATACCTTCCCTCGCCGCTAAATTATAAGCGTTCTCAGTTGGTACTTCAAGTCGTTGTAAAGTCAAACATGGAATTTTTGCTACTTCAAAATAATCTTGACTTGTCGTGTAAGCAACTTCTGGAGAATATCTAAAAAGAATAAATGGAATTTCTCCAGCTACTATAGGATCTGTGAGTGTAATAATTTTTGTAACAGGATCATAAGAATCAAGAAGATTCACAAGAAATTCAGGATCTAAACTATGATTGAAAACAGCTTCGACATCTACAATTGTAAAATTCGTATTTGTTTCGTAATCATTCAAGTCAATAGATAATATGTCTTCGTTATAAGCAGGAATTGGATAATTAGCCAATGGACGAATATGTTGTTTCATAAGAGGAATGAGACTACGAAAAACAATATCCTCCATATAATCAATACGAATGTCCATAAGAACTCTTATTTCAGATACAGAAGGAGTCATGTACTTATCAGAAGTACGAAGATTGACAACTATCGCAAATTGTCTGTCAGGTAAAATATCAAAATCTTGAATATGAGCATTGAAAGTTCCTTCATCGTTCCAATCACCAGCAACAGCAACAGCCCAAGCAGCGCCATTCCAAAAATAATGATTAGTTCCATCATGAATTCTAACTTGAGTAGAACAATCAACCGATGGTCTATTGACAAAAACTTGAAGCATAAGAATTTTACGAAGAGCTTTTGGATTCGTAAGCCACGTCATAAAATAAATATCATCGTCTGTTGAATAATATCCATATGGAGCTAGTTTTCTAAGCTTTACATTGAAATCTCTTCTATCAAGTCTTATAAGCAAAGGATCAGAAAAAATAAGTTCACTAAATGGTTCATGACCAAGACCAGTTGCAAAATCAAATTCTTTTATGAATCGATAACTCTCAGCAACTGAAGTATCACTAAGAATTTCAGACATTATTTTCCACCCATGAATTCTTTCAGCGCTCTTTCGAGAGTTCTTTCTCCAGCAATTTCAAATTTTTTCAATACTACAGGATCTTGTAAAATCTTTGTCAAGAAAGGACGTTTTGGAATTGTCCATACACTTTTAGTATTACCATCAGGTGGAGGAGCACCAGCCATTTTTGCTTTTATAGCAACTGCCATTCTCTCTGCTGGACTAGGAATCCATTCTCGACCATTTTCAAAAATTGCTGCAAGTTGTGAGTATCCAATTCCACTAGGAGCATTACCAGTAATAAATCCTACTTCAACTCCAATTGCTCCACGCCCTATTTTATTATATCGAAAGCCAGCACTGTTCATAAATCCATGAGTATGAACAAGTAACTTCCCATTTCCTTTTATATACTGCTGTACTCCAAGAGGAGGTCCTGCAATACCAGACTGAAGCCTTCTTCTTATTTCAGATTTCACAAATGTCGCAAAACCAAGAAGTTGTCGTGCACCATGTTTATTTATAAGACCTAAGAATCGTCTGCTATGTAAAGCTTTCTCAAACCCCTTATCATCAATCGTCATAGTTATGACGTAAGTAGACATTATAAATCTCCACTTTGTGAAGAAGGATGTCTATCATCAAAATTTACTTGAATCATTGTTTGGCCATCTCTTGGATAATGAGCAAAATCTTTGAATCCTGTTACATAAAGATTTACTGGACGCTTTTCAATATAGACAATTCTATCACCTTTTTTGATTCCAATATCTGTAAATTTATTTGTTGTAGAATCTATAGTAAGAAGTCCTGCTTTTTTCATATCTTTATAACGCAACGAAACGTAACCAACTGTTCTATCCAGAACGCCTTCTCTTAGAAATTCAACATAATCAAGTTTTGCTCCTGCAAAATAAAACGATACTTGTCCTTTTATTCTTGTTTGAGAACCTGTGTTAGGAGCTTCACCTTTTCTAACCAATTGCCTTACAGGTTCTCGAGCTTGTTGATCATAAAAAGATAAAGCTCTATCAACTAACTCGAATGTGATCCAAACAGGATGTATCAATCTTGGTATCATTTGAAACCTGTAAAACCGTTTTACACGATAAACGATCGAGCCATGCCTATATAAGCTGGTCGCCTATACAAAGCAAGCGCTTCATCAACTTCAAACAACCCAGTAACTTTCCATGCTCCAATCTCATCCCAAAGATTTGCAAACTTGATCCTATGTCTATCAGTAACTTCCTCAACTGCCCTACCAGCTCTCATAGCATCAATGTCTCCATCAGACATATTTGCAATTGTAGCAACTACCATAGTCATAATAGCGCGTCTAACAAGAAAAGGTACAGTATCATCTGACTCTACATATCCAAAATATCCAACGAGTCTTTGATTTCTATCACCAACAACAAAACTTGCATTTCCACGCACACTAGAAAAAATACTGTTCGTTGTTCTCTTCAATTTTATTCTTGGATTTTTTCTATCATCATTTATCAATGACCTAGAATTATAAACAGTATAATATGTTGGATCTGTAGCAACTGTTTCTTCATTTACATACAAAGCTTCAATTGAAATAATAGGAATAGGAAGCCAAAGAACATTAGACCCATTACCATCAACATAAAAATCTAAATACTTTGGAAGAAACCACATTTTTGTTCTATATTCAAACCAATCCTGCCAACCTCGAAGAAGAAACAAAGCTCTCTCATCAGTAATATCTGAAACATCAAATCCTTCATCTCTTAGATCTTGAAGAGTGACATAAAGTCCAGCATCAGATCCTTGTCTTGCAGCAGAAAGCGAAGATTCAAGAGACGTTGAAGAATGATAGTACGAAGTTTTATACCAATACGTAGAGTTTGGTGCAGTAGTATCTATATATTCATAAAGAGTTTGAGCTACAACAAGATTCACTCTTGTTCCAGGACCGGTTATCTCAACATACGTTCCATCTCTTGTTGCACACCTATAAACTTTTATCTGATTGAATTGACTCATAACATTTGTCAGCTCATCAACAATTATTTTTAGTTTGATAGTTGCCATTTTACATCTCCTCTGTTGAAATTATACGAGGTCTGAGATCAATTGCCATAACTACAGGTTTCAACTCTATTGAATCTATAAAATCAGGAGGGCTAACAATAGATCCTCCAATAGGTGGTTGTGTTTGATAATAAAAATGAAGATAGTCTCCAACTTGAGGAGCTACCTTCATTCTAATCATATTTGTACCAAGCTCATACCAACCATAAACACCACTTTGAACTTGTAAATAGCCATTGATATAAGCGAAAACTGTTCCAGGATAATAAGGAGATGGTGTAGTAAAATCTACATTTACTCCATTGATTATCCCAACAGCTACAGCTAAAACTGGTTCTGCCATTATGCCTCCAAATATCTACAAACAATAATATCACCAATCAATGGAGGAATCTTCATTGTAAATTGGTTTGATCCTGTCTCATCCCAACCATTAGCTGAAGATGCTAACAGAAGACGCCCATTATACCAAACATGGAGAGTCAAAGATTGATAAGAAGAAGACGAAGTAAACGTGTCGTTGAAACCATCGATCGTGCCAGAAGGAATTTCAAAATGTTCGTCATCCATCGCCATGATCAATATTATACATCCATGCACGCTGAAGGCGAACTCTATCTCGTTCAGGCATATCCTTTATGCGTAATTGAAATTCTTCATCTAGTGATCGAAATGTTTTTACTTGTTCTTTCTGAGGAAGGCTATTCACAGCATTTATCATTTTTTCTATTCTTGACCCTTGTTCATCCTGAGATTTCGCAAGTGATTTGATAGAATTACTGTTTGATGTTATTCCCGAATTCATAGAAACTTCAGAACGAATGTTATTGGTAATAAAACCGATAAGAGCAGTTATTACAACTACAACAATCGGAATAAGAATTTTCCGAAGTTTATAGCTGTTACTTATCTTTGTATTCATTTCGACAATTGTTTCAGCTTGAACACAAGGATGAGGAGTAGGAGGTGCATCTTCAAGACTAGCAATACGAAGATTCAATTTTACAATCTCCATAGTTGCTCCTCTTGAAGTCAACAAAGCTTCTCGAACATCTCCTTTTATATCAGGAAGAACTTCTTCTCTTATATTACGAACTCCTTCAGCTATAGTTGATACTAGAATAAGTTCTTCTTTAGTCCAAGAAGCCATATGCTACTCCTCTGTAATCATGCCTATGATGATTTCCATGTCTTTGGCAGTCATGTCTTCAGGAATGATAGACATCGGAATAGTATGAATATCAACTTCTATTTCTTCAGACAAAAAATTATTGAACTTTATTTGATTTTCTTCAAATTCTTTGAAAGACGGTTCAAATTCTTTTTGAAGTTCTCTGATAGTATTTTCAAACTCATCTCTTCTTTGAGAAATAACATAGTTATTATTTTCAAGAGATGGATTACCATTTTCATCTTTATCTGCATATTCTTTACAAAGCTCTATTCTTCGTTCATCAAATTTTTTCAATGAAGAAGGTTGAACAGTAGATTGCATTTTTTGAATAAGCTTATATTCAGATTCTAACTTTGATCTATTCTTCGCAATAGCATATGCAAATTTTGCCCCTTTATAACTACCAAGATTCGACAAAGACCTCCAAAACGTTACAGCTTCTTCTCTCGTCATCTTCATTTTCGTTCCCCTTATAAAGGCAACAATTGCCTCTCTATAGACAAATCTATCACTTATCTAAAACAGCAGCAAGTGTCTTATTTGATTATACTAAAAATTGAATATTATAGACTATAATTTCTCATAATCTATAACAACTCGACCATCTGAAAAGTAAAGAGTAGCCTGAAGAATAACAGTGCCAAAACGCATACTAATGCGTTCTCCCTTTACAACACCGTTAGTAGAAAGAGTTTCAATCCAAACTCTTGTTGACTTTGATTTCATCGGAGGCATATCGACTCGATGACCTTCGAGATCGATAATAGAAACTCTTGTGATGGCACTCTGATTATATGGGTGTTCTATAGCTTGTCGATCCATCTCTTTCTCAGGATCAAGCTTTAGAGTTGTCCCGTTCCTGAGATTGACAAGAATCAACTTTGAACCAGAACCTCAAAGCGTTTGTCAGAAGAATAGTAAGAGATTTGTTCTTCGCCAGCAACGAAGAATGAGCGACCATGAACATAGTTCCTACCGTGACGAGTAAGAGAAGAACAACCAACAAGAGTTACTCTTGCTCTTCTCTCTTTTGCAGAAACAGGAGCACGCACGAAAACTTGTTCTTCGATCTTCTCTTCAATCTCTTCTGACTCTGAAGAACCAAGTTCATCTTCGTTTTCTACAACTTCTTCGGGTTCTTCAACCATCACTTTGGGAACCCGAATTTTTCTATTTCCACCCATTATCAGAACCTCCGATGAATTGTAAAACGGTTTTACAGTATGGTGGCTAGGGAGCATGGAGGAAGAGGGGAACGACTCACAACTTACTCCATGCTCCCCCGCCAAAAGGTCTAGTTGAGACCGATGTTGATACCCTTCACAATCGCGGTTACTTCCTCGATGTTCACAGACAACCTGGTTGTGATTGCGAACATCGTGACACCACGATAGATATCTCGATCAGATTCGATCATGATATCTCGACCGATCGCCATGATGAGGTTCTGACTATCTGTCAGCATGATCTGTCCTGCTGACAGGTAAGTGACCTTGAACGTACCACCAGCATTCAACGCGCCACCGACAACGCTTGTGATGGTTCCATTCGTGCGATCAACTGTGTAGTCAGCAGCCGCACCTTCGACATACGGAGTAACAGGAGTATTTCCGAGCGTCGAAATGGTAACAGAAACAGAAGAACCGATGTTCGTATAGTCAAGGCTTACGGTAGCAGGAGCAGCCGCAAAGACCAAGTGCTCGACGATTCTCGGCTCAGACTCGAGAAGAGGAACCCCGACAAGCGGAATCCCATAAGGAGTCAGAGGAGCAATAGAGTTGTTGGCAGCATCACCTTGAGGAGTTTGACGAGCACCAACCTTCTCTCGATAGAGTTGCTCATGATCAAGAGACGCGAGGAAACGCAGATTCTGACGAACACGTCGAAACCTCGTTGGCATCTTGTTGATCATACGCGAGAAAATCGAAGACGAAATATCATTGCCTTCTGCATCAAAGATATTTCCAGAGTCAGCGAGCTTGAGCCATCCATCGAATTGAGCAATGAAAGCGTCCTTGACGACATTCGTTGCATGACCACCTTCGAGAAGATCGACTTCAGCTCGAGCTGGCCCAAGGAGATTCCCGTTGATGCTCAACTCTTCAAGGTCGTTACCAGTCTGAGTTGCCATCAACCGAGTAACAGTATCCTCGACTCTCTCTCCTTCGATACACTGATCAGGGAAGTTGTCAGAGATCTCGAAAGGAGTCATCTGATCTTTCGGAGTGAGAGTGATCTTTGAAGTATTGACACCACGACGAACTTGAGTCGCGGTTGCTTCAGCTTTCGGAAGTGTCACACGAGCTCCGACTCCGATCTTGTCAATCTGCATTGACTCCTGTCGAAATCGAACAACTCGAACTTGACCCTTCAACATAGTTACGTCAATGACGTAATCTATGAATTGGTCACTCTGTTGTGGCGAAAGCTTACCAGCGGTCGCCAACGCCTCCGTTGTGATAACGGCTTTCTGAATCAGTTCTTCATTCGTCATCTGTCGTGACATTTTATTCTTCCTCCATATCAGCTTCAGTCGTTGGCGACTGGCTGAAACTTACGAACGAGTAGCCTTGCCACGAAGATGTGGAGGCATTATTCCAGCAAAGAGAGATTGGCCGCCATTCTCATTCTCAGACTTTGAAACCTGAGTTACGACAACACCTTCCCCCTTTGGTGCTGTACGAGTGCGTTCAATCTTTTCAACCTTTTCAGTTGTTGAAGTAAGATCTGTTTCGATCTTATTCAATTTTTCTGAAATTGGTGCAATCATCTCACCAAACGCACTCTTGAGAACGACAACAAGATCCTGAGTCTGTGGAGGTTCCTTGGCCTTTTCGACAGGAACTTCTTCCTCTTCTTCAGGTTTCTTGTCTTCTTCATTTTCAGGAGCTGCCATCTCAGTCTCAGTTGGTTCACTTGAAGCTGAAGATCCGAGCATCTCTTCAAGCTTCGCAGCTCTCACGAGAATATCAGCAGCATCTCCAAGCTTCCACCTGAGATCATAATTCTCCATTTTCTTCGCTTCGTCAACATCAATCGCAAGAAGCGACGCAAGCTCTTGAAGCTTTGCAGATGCTGACGCAACTGCTTTCTTGACTTCTACTTGATCAAGATCGACCTTCGCCGCAGACTTGGCGATTTCTGCAATCTTCACTGACATTCCTTTTTCCTCCTGTTTGGATTCTGATTTATCGACTTCCGCCAAGATATTCCGCGCCTTCTCTTGCAATTTATCCTTCAAATCTTTAGAAAGAGAACTTTGAGGGATTCTTGCAATCGCATTGCGTAGATGGGGAAGATCAACCTTTCCTTCTTTATCTTTGTAAGGAAACATACGATTCGTTCTTGGAACCGTTTTTTCATCACTATCTTTTTCTCCACCAGGAACAATATACAAAAATGCAGAATCTGGGAGTTCATTCATATATGAAGTCGACCAAACTTCATCTTCTACTTTTTCACTCTCTTCTTCATTATCCTTATCATAAGATCCAATTACAACATCAAATCCAGATATAACATTTTTTATACATTCATCAAATTCTTCTGAAACATCTTCTTCATCTCCGATAGCTTCTAAAGAAACTGAAATCTTTTCAGCAAGAACATCAAGAGCAGTAAGCAATTTGTCCCTTTTTTCCCCAGAAATTTTTACATCAACAAGACGATTACCACCACTCTTTATAGATTCTCTCATATCAACAAAATCATCTTTGATACGAGACAAAACAGAAATTACAGAAACAGGAACATCAGAAGAATCGTCAGTTTCTACACCAGAAAGCCATTCGTGAATAGAGCCAATCGTGTTCATAGCACTCTGTGTGAACTCAACAACCTGTTTCTTGAAAGAGTCTTCCTGTATTTCTGAAGTTCCTTTTTTCGACTTTGACTTTACAACAAAAAGAAACTGACCATTGGCTCCTTCTGTTACCAATGAAACTTTGGAAGGACGAATATTGGTAAGCTCTTTTTCTGGTTCTCTTTCTTCAGTTTCCATTTTGTCTCCTCACAAGTTTATACAAGAATCAATTATAATGTACAAGTGAACAACACACTACTTATTCAAAATTTTGTTCAGTGTCTTTACAAAAGCGAGACCATAAATAGACCAACTCTTGTATGTCCCATCTTTTACTTTATTCCATAACGCATCAGAAACAACTCTAGCATACATAATCCAAGTTCCTTTTGGATAAGTTATAGTTTCAATATTTTTCGCAGGATGTTCATCATCATCAATTGCAGGAACTTCAACATTATAAGTCTTTTCTTCGTCTAAAACAAAACTTTGTACTAAACGAATTGCATCTGGAACTATTTCTCCATCGTGCATAACATCAATTCCATGATCATCATCTGACAAATAGTGCTCAAGAAAATAATATGCAGCAGATCTAACAGTATCCTCATCATAAATTTCATTATGAAGATCTGTTACACCAGGAACTAAAACAGCAGCAGCTATTATTCGTTCCTCTGTACTTTTCATGACTCGCTTCATTTTCAGTACATTTGAAGGAAGAAAAGACTCTACATCAACAATAAGCTTTTCCTGTTTCTCCATTGATATTGTTTCATCAAATGATTCATAAGACTCAACACGATAACCAAAATTATTATTTTTGCTAGATCCCACCTCAAGTTTATGTAGAGAACTCATGAAATCAAAATCGGAAGGAGACATATCAAAAGGATTTCCAATTTTGATCGAACCAATAATTTTACCTTCATTCATTACAAAGAAAGTAGAATTACCTTCTATTTTCTCTGTAAGGACAAGTAGCTTTACGGTTCCAACTACAGATCCTTCAGCAGAACTTTTTGAAAGATTCAAAGCTTTCGTTGGAATTTTTCCATCTTTACCAAGAAAACTTCCAGGAAAACGAGCAACAGATGCTTTTCCACCATTATCAAGAGCTGACGAATCAATAGTCGCCATGACGCTTCTCCTTGTAAAACCGTTTTACAACTACTTTGCAGCATTACTCAAATATGAAAGTAGAGTAATCTTTTCATTATTGGTAAGAATACCTTCAGATTCATTCCTGCTAAGAACGTCCATAACCATAGACGACATATCTGCATCAGGTTTTGAATCGTTTGTAGAAATGGCAGCAATAGAAGCTTTTGCAGTTTCTCTTGCCATTGTAATAGAAAAAGGAATATCAGGATTGATCTCAGCAGGAGGTTCTGGAAGTTCCATATTCGTAACGTCTTCAACGATACGAGTAGAAGTTCTAGGAGTAAGACCACCACTTCTTTCAGCAGTAGCAAGTAACTGAGTCAGTTCATAGTTATCTGTAACATTTGGTTTGTTACTATGAAATACAACAGCAGCAAGACCAAGTCGAGCAATGATTGTATTCGTAAACATATGATCTACTACATCTCTCTCAGGACCAAAAATCTGTTCCTCTGCAAGTTTACGACTTGCTTCAGCAACTGCTCTATTATAATCCTCCGCACGACCGACAAAGATAGGAGGCAATCTAAACGCTCTCCTTATTTGATCATTGTTCATCTCTATATAATTTTGGAAAAGAGCATCGGTATGTTGATGTTCATTCAACGGCTTCAATTCTAACTTCATTGAGCCAGGATCTTTCATACCCTCTCCAATAGGCTCAGCTTCGATAAGAAGAATTGTAGCATAATTCTTATTACCTTGAACTCTAGTCTCGATAAACTCCTGCATACGATCAACAGATCCATCAGTAACAGCAACGTTCGTAGCAAGTAGAGCCATTGCTGGAATTTGATTATTATCAAATGTTACATAGTTTATTTCTTCAGCCGCTCGAACACCAAATATTGAAAAGAGATGTCCAATCCATCGAGGAAGACCATATGGAGATCTCGAACAATAAAGCTTGAGATGAATAATTTCATGAGCACGATTATCTTCATCGACAGTATCAACAACATCTCCTGTTATAGAACTTATAGATCTTGGATCACCCCATTCTTTGAAATATACAGCATCAAGACCATTTTCTCTTATTTGAACAAAACGTCGAAATCTTTTCGATGTTGGAAAAAACTTCATAGTCCAAGTATTGTTTCTATCTCGAACAGGTCTTGGTACTTCATAACGAGTCAACTCATCATCTTGTTTACGAAGTCTCATTGTCCAACTTGGAATATGATTCAAACCAGCAGGCTTATTAGGATCAATAGTATTTGGAATTACTTCTATATAAGCATTACCTGTAGTTTCAAGATCACGCCGTAATCTTGAACGAAGTTCGTCAAGAGTACCTATTTCTTGATCCAATACAGCATTTTCAAAAAAGTTCGTAGCTTCTGCAACTTGATCTAGAACATCGTCAGGAGTTTTATCATTCGGATCATGTGTATTCTGCCTTGCTGAACATCTATATCCAAGTCTTTCGATATTCACTGCCATAGCGTCAAGAGAAGGCCCAAGTTCAGCACAACTCTCTGGCATGGTAGAAAGAGTAAACATACTGAAAGGAGGTTCAATAATTTGGTTCCTACCATACATTGAAGCAAAAGGATCATCTCCTAAAGCTTTAGCCGCTGCCCTCTCAGTTGTATTCTCAGCTTTGATTACTCTGAACTTGAGAACAGGCTTTATTCTCTCTGAAGCTTCTTTGACTTCGGAACTAAGAGCTGTATTAGAATTCATATTATCCTCCAAAGAGTCCTGGCTCTTTCAATCTCTTCCTTCTCTTCGTTGCCCTAAAAGCTCCCCATACTGCAATGTAAAGTCCATCGAATAAATCTTTCAATTTCAAATGAGGAAACCCTGTCAATTGACCTTCTAGTTTAGCTGATCTTCCTTTACGATGGAATACCTTATGTCTTTCGTAGTATACAGAAAAAGCATCAGCACGAGACACTTTATCTTGAGTAGTCCAAATTGGCATAGTACGAACTTCAGGAAAATCGTCTGCTACTTCAGATTCCAACATTGATTGATAAGCATTTGCTTCAACAAACGTTCTCGTTGGTTCCCATTCGTCAAACAATTCAACAATCAATTCTTTTTGTCGTTTGAATTTATATCTTCCAGCTACGTAATCAAGCACATATATATCTAAAGTTCTTGGAACAATACCAACAACAACAATAGCAAATTCATCAGCAGTTTTTTTCTGAGATGCAGCAAGGTCAACCCCCATCCAAACAACCAATCCAAGTCTCTTTATAAGATCTTTAGGATTCTCATCGAAATATCTGAAGTCGTTGCTATCAAAATAATCACCACGAAGCATTTCAATTCGATTTTGATACTGAGATTCAAAATCTCCTTGAAGCATACCTTCTCGTCTTTTCAAAAGTTCAGATGAAGGAAATCCTTCTTCATCCCAAACCATTGAATTTTCGGGAAGAGAGAATGTTCCATCAACATTCTCGACAAGATCAACTGGTTCTCCTGTAGTCTTATCGAAAATTCCAGGAAGAATCATGTAAGAATTTTTATAGTAAGGATCTTTACTTATCAAATGACCATACAAATCTTCAGGATGATATCGAGTTCCAAGAACTCTAATTTCTCCATTTGATTTCAATGTTGGAAGAAGTGATTTATAATAGAACTTGAAAACTTTTTCTCGCTCTCCCTCTGACTTTGCGTTCTTTTCATCAACAAGATCATCACAAATAATCAATTCAAAGTGTTTAGATACAACAGCACCATCAGCACCAGCAACGTGAAATGTTTGTTCCTTCTGTCCAGGTTCTCGACCTTTGATACTTGCAGAAGTTTCATCCCATTTATCACCACGAAGATCACCAAAAACAGCAATAAATTGAGGTCTAGAAAAGTTTCCTTTGATTGCA